CGGCAGCGTCAGATGTGTATAAGAGACAGGAATTAAGAAATATAAAAAGAAAATCCGGTTAAATCCTGATGGTACAATTGACAAATCAAATCAAAGTGTTAATTGGAAAGAGACAAAATTACTTTGGAATAGAGAGTATCCTGGACTGACATCTTTACAGTTGAAAGAGATCCATGGAAAACCACTGGTTTATTATCTTAATGAACATACAGATGGTTTCGGATTCTTATTATATTGGAATAAAAAAGGAAGTAATGCTATTAATAGAAGTCTCTATTCGATGGTTTTTACTTTCTCAAACAATAGATATCTTGCGAATATTCTTAAGGGAAACAAAAAAATTGAATACTATGAATGATTTAAAAGGTAAAATAGTTGTCGATGAAGGTAAAGAAAAAGAAAAAAAAGAATTTTCTTTTACTAAAGATGTCGATGGTGTCTCAAAAACCGTCCGTGGAGAACAGGTTGAAAACGGTTGGATTATTACCATTTCAAAAGAATGGAAAGAGAAGATGCCTAATGGTAATACTGATTATAAATATGAAAATAAGAAGTATGTATCTAAGGAAAATCCAATGGATAAACTTGAAAAGGAAATGGACAAAAAACCAAAAGAAGACAATGCTATTCTTGATACTTTTAAAGATGTCATGAATTCAAGTGGTATGCTTTTGGTTGAATAATTCTAAATGTATGGCCGAGAAATACATATCAGTATTATCCATTCTTGAGGAAGTCTATCAAGATGAAGGATATGCTCATGAACTTGATTGGAATGATGCAATTTCGTGGGCCGGGAAAGCTCTTGCAAAGATTAATGCCCCAGGTATCTTCATTGAAAAAGTTACCGGCAATTCATTATTAACTCCTAATGTAGTTGTTACAGATCACCGTGGAACATTACCAATTGATTTTATTGAATTATTACCTGCTGGTGTAAGAGATTTCGATTCAAAAGAAGTTTATGAGAACAGCAGTGATTCTTTTCATAATCAAGTAGTAGTTAATAATGAAGATCTTGAGAATGATACTGGTCGATTGACATATATTCTCAAGAACAATTACATAGAGACATCAGAAAAAACTGCAACTCTTGAACTTGCATACAGAGCATTTCTTGTCGATGAAGAAGGTTTCCCAATGATTCCTGATATTGAAAGAGTAAAGGAGGCAGTCAGAACATTTATAACATTCAAACAGGATCATAAACTTTGGAGACTTGGAAAGATCAGTAGAGAGGTTTATAATGATAGTGAAAGAGAATGGTTATTTTACTTACCAAGTGCCCAAAATGCAATGAGAATATTATCTCCGGAAAGAAGAGAAATCTGGACAAGACATTGGACAAGATTATTACCTGTTATCTCTTCTCACGATTATTCATATGCTTTTCTTGGAAACAGAGAAGATCTTAATCTTGGTTTTAATAATGATTTATTATAATGCAAGCATTTCGTAATACATATAAGAAACTTGATCGTGACACTTCTCTTAATAAAATAGGAAGTGATGCAATGTTTGATTGCCGTAATATGAGAAGAACAAGTAATAACCCTTCTCGTAATGATGCACTTACAGATGTTCTTGGTAATATACCGTTAGCCGGAAGTTTTGAAACACTTGGATATCCAAATGACAGAATAATTGGTGCAAAAAAACTTCGTGATAGGACATTGATAATTACTACTGATGATGACTCAGCAAACCCTACTGCATCATATGGCAGACTATGGAGTGTCCCACTTCATGACGATACTGTGATAATGTCAAATTTCACACTTCTTTATAATGGATTGCTCAATCTATCAATGCAACATCCTATTGAAGACATAGTTGAGTTTTATGAAAGTGATTCTATCCATAAAGTTTATTGGACTGATGATTATAATAATTTGCGCTTTTGTAATCTCGTGGATCCATTACTATCAACAAGAACTCCGGATGAGTTTGATATTGTTCAGAAAGTTACAATGGTAATACCAGAATTTTCTAAGGTTGTCAATGGTAACATTCCAGTAGGAATGGTTCAATATTCATATCGATTATATAAATTATATGGAGCTGCGAGTAATTTCTCTCCAGCAAGTCAAATGTTTCCTTTAAGTCAATCATCACAATCTTTAGCAAATACAACCACTTTTAAGGGTTCTGACGCACTCGATTCTTCTGGTGAAGGATTATCATCAGGTAAAGGAATTCAAATTAAAATAACAGGTGTAGACACAAACTATGACAGAATTGAAGTTGTTGCTATTCATTATAGTACATTAAATGGAGAACCAACCGTAAGTATTGTTGATGTTAAACCTGTTAGTTCAACAATCTATGTTACTGATGACGGTGATTATGATCTTGGGACATATACTCTTGCAGAATATCTACTTATAAATAATCCGTTAAGATGTAAAACAATTGCAACTAAAAACAATATTCTTTTTGCTGCAAATACAAGACAGTCTGAGTTTGATTTTTCTTATGATTCAAGAGCATACAGGTGGAGATATCATACATGGGAAGACTGCAGACTTGATGAGTCAAATGGAGAATATTGGTATAATCATAGAGATAATCCTAATTTATGGATTCATTATAATTCATCAGGTATTTCAATTGGTACCGTAATTGGAATGGCAAACCTTCCACTTGATATTGATGCTATTTGTCGGAATAATATTCAATATGATAAGAAACAACTTTTTTCCAGTTCATATTTATATCAGACAGATTGTGTAACAATAGGTGGAGAAGGTCCAAATGTTAAATATACTATAACCCCTACTGCAGTTGGTGATGTGAATAGAGCTATAGATTATGACAGTCCTGATAATACTTTTTTTATATCAAGACAAACATATCCTGATCCTGGTTATTATGGAGGTTCTGAAAGTCCATTATACAATCAACAATTAAGGGGATTTTGTCGTGATGAGATTTATAGATTTGGAATCATTGGTTATGATGATAAAGGACGTATAAGTCCAGTAAAATGGATAGGTGATATTAGAATGCCAAATAATGAGTTTGAATTTGAATCACCATATGGAAATTCTCCATTCTGTCAGACGGTGAATCTTGGATATGTAAGATCAAGACCACTACAAATAAATTTCACATTAAGTAATCTTCCTTCAGATGTAAAGTATGTTCAAATTGTTTATGTTAAAAGAACAGACGAAGATAAAACCGTAAAACTTCAGGGAAAGGCAAATTTGCTTACAACTAAATATGCTGAAACAGCTTTTATAAATCCTGCAAAATCTACAGTTGGAGACTATAATTCATCATCAAAAGAAGGACCTGAATATGCAGCAAGACATATTGCTATTTTTTCTCCTGACATTTCATATTATAAAAAGTTTGTTCAGACATCCGGAGATTATGTTGAAATTATTGGAACATATAAAGGAGTTATAGACGCAAGTTCTAATTTTGAAACATTAAAATGTTATGATCTTACTACTATTAACCCACGTGATGTAAGTGTTATTTCTGCAAGATTAGAGGAAACAACCAATACGCCAGATAATATAACAACAGAAAAAAATTTTGGTACACTTACCGCATATGGTAGATATAATTTCTTAGCCAACATGGTGAAATATTCTGGTGTTAATACATATGTCGGAAACCTTGGTACATGTCTACTTGTACAAATGAGTGCTTTTTTTGATACAAATAATTTACCATCTACAGAGTATTTCCTTTTGAATTATCGAACTAATTTATGGGGTACACAATATGGTGGACACACATATGAAGATAGAACCAGAAATGAATATATTTCTGCAGGTAAAATGGTTTCTGTTTCTTCTGGATCCGCCACCGCTTATGCCAATTATGGAGATACATATATTGGTTATGCTGATCATCTTGTTTCTTATTACAATAAATACTATGAAGAGAATCAACATTGGTTTGGTGCTGTTGAAATGTTTCCTGTAGAGACAAGTGTTAATCTTGCTTATACTCTTGATGATTGTTGGCATAGAATATATAATCAGTTAGACACAGCTTATTATTTAAGAGAAAAGAACAATTCAGAATTCACCGCTGCAGGAAATACTTATTCCCCGGGATGGACTGATTTGTATCTTGAGAATACTGCATATATAAAACTTGCTGATGCAAGAAAGTTTTATCCTGCTCCATTAGATTATGATCCGGATGAAGTAAATGATACTCTTGTAATGGCATCTAATGCAAAAGTTGGCAAAGAAACAATAGATCCATGGACACAATGGGCATCAAACGAAAATATACAAGTTGATAATAGTTTTGGTCCAATCAATAAATTATTTTCCTGGAAGAACTTTCTTTTATATTGGCAAACTGATGCTATTGGTGCTTTGTCCGTTCTTGATAGATCTGTTGTAACTGATCAACAAGGAAGAAGTACAAAACTCGGAGAAGGAGATATACTTTCAAGATTTGATATCATTTCAACAAATCTTGGATTAAGTACTCGTTTCTCTATTACCGAAAGTTTCAGTGGGATTTATTGGTATGATCATAAACGCAAGACGATAAATCGATTCTTAAATAGTATAGAGGATGTATCAACAATCCGTGGTGTTAATTCTTATTTACAATCTATTGATAATGACTTTGCAGATTATGATAATGTAATAAGTCCATCTAAGAATGGGAAGGGATTCTTTATGTTTCACAATCCAATGTATAAAGAACCATGGTTTATTATAAAGGAAAATTCTGAATATGGTATTGCTTTATTATTATATGAGGTTGAAGACTCATTTATTTGTTTTGTAGATACACAGGCATATTTTTATCTTAAAGTTGATAATAAAGTCTTTTCTGCATACAATAAATTTGTTTACAGAGAAGATAAAGGATATCCTGGGCACTTCTTTGGTAAATATTATGATTCATATGTTACAGTTGTTGTTAATCCAAAACCAAATTTAACTTCACTATTTACAAATCTTGAAATAACATCTGAAGTTTATAAAACAGATCTTGAGACAACTCAGTATAGTGTAACAATTCCAGTATTAACTACAAGAGTAATTGATAATATAACAGGAACTTCAGCAAGAAGTGGAGGGACTATCACTTTTGACGGTGGGGATTCAATAATTGATAAGGGTGTTTGTTATGGATTAAGTACAAACCCAACTATAGAAAATAGTAGTAAACTTTCTGCTGGGTCTGAAATTACGACATTTATAAGCAATATTTCAGGATTACAAGCAGGCCAAACTTATTATGTAAGAGCATATGCAACAAACAGTGCAGGAACAGCATATGGTAATGAACGCACTTTTACAATTGTTTCGCTTGCAACATTGATAACTACTATTGTTTCATCAATAACTGATGTCAGTGCTATCAGCGGTATTGAGGTTTCAAATTTTGGTGGTGAAACTCCTTCAGCATTTGGTATATGTTGTAATACAGGTGCGACACCCACAATAGCAAATAAACTTTATCCTGTAACTCTTTTATATAGTCGAACAAGTGGTCTTCTTAAATCATATACAAAAGTTCTTGATGGTCTGATTGAAGATACAAATTATCATATTCGTGCTTATTGTACCAATTCAACAGGAACAGCATATGGTAATGAGATTGCTTTCTCAACAAATAATGTTGTTGCTGCAGATGTATTAACAACAGAGATATCAAGTATAACAACAACAACTGCGGTTTCTGGTGGCAATATTGTTTCCGGTGGAGGTGGTATTGTTACTGCCAGAGGTATTTGCTGGAATACATCTTCAAATCCAACTATATCAAATTCTCATACAGTTAATGGATCCGGTCTTGGAACATTCTCTGCAAATCTTATTAATCTTGTTCCTGGTACTATTTATTATGTTCGTGCATATGCAACAACATCCGGTGGTACAACTTATGGTAATGAAGTTGTCTTCACAACCAATGAACTTTCAGTTTTAATAGATCTTTCTGATCTTGATAATAATGTATATTACACCGTTATAATAAATAACCAGGAGTGGATAGTATCAAATCTAAAAACAACAAAATATGCAGATGGAGTATCGATACCATATATAGAAATGGGAACTGAATTTTCTGCAGATAGATCAGGTGCATATTGTTGGCCTAACAATGATATTGATAATAGAGAACTTTATGGTGCAATCTACAATTGGTATGCAGTTAATAATGCAAGAGGTCTTGTATATTTTAAACGTAATGGTGTTCATGAAACAGGATGGAGAGTTGCTACAAAAACAGATTGGGAAAATTTAGCAACATACCTTGGAGGTAATTCAGTTACTGGAGGAAAGTTAAAAGAAAATGGAACTGAACATTGGGCATCTCCAAATATAGGAGCCACAAATGAAACTGGATTCACTGCTATTCCTGCCGGTGTTCGTGATTATGTAGGTAATTTTAATTTCTTAAGTAAGACTATTGCAGCATTTTGGACAGCAACACAATATGATACATCACAGGCAGTTATGAGAGTGATGTATAATACTATTGCAAGTCTTGGTGTAAATAATTATGATAAAAGAAATGGTATGTCAGTAAAATGTGTAAGAGATATTTAATATGGAAACACAAGTACATACAAAAACTATAACCAGTGTAAGGGTAACAAATGATTATCAAGACACAGGATCTGTTGTTCTAACTGTTACGAACTGTAGAAGACTATTTCGTACATGGAGATTTACCATAGGAAGAAATCTTCTCGATAAAGCCAGGATAAGAGATACCTATATAAAAATTGAATTAAGGTTTGTTCATGATGAAAATCACCATATGATAGTTCTTCATGATCTTGTAACTTTGTATATGACTCCTGCAGAGTCTGTAATGAATAAAATTGATCAATAATTACAGTCATGAGTATAAAGATAAAACCAGAAAACAAAGGAAAGTTTACCGCATATAAAAAACGTACAGGTAAAACTACTACTGAGGCATTACATTCAAAGAATGTTAATGTTCGTGCAATGGCTAATTTTGCACGAATGGCAAAAAGAAAATTTAAAAAGTTAGAGGTTGGTGGCGAATTATCAGATTCTGATATTCTTGAGTTGTATTCAAATGGTGGTTGGCTTGATAATGCTGCTTCTGGTGCTGTATCTGGTGCAATGACAGGAACAAGTATTTCTCCTGGATGGGGAACACTTATAGGTGCCGTTGCTGGTTTTGGTCTTGGTGCAATAGGTGGAAGTGCTGAAGAAAAAGCAAAGAAAAAAGCGGAGATAGCTAATTCATATAAACCGGCAATAGGAAAAGAAAGACAGGTATATGATACTGTTATTGCTGAAGGAGGAGGTAATTTAAAACGTTTATCAAGACGTACCGATTATAAAGGATTTCCACATAGCCAGGGTGGAATAAATATCGGCATTGCTGAAGTTGAAAATGGAGAGTCAAGGACCGGAGATATCGTACATTCAGAAAAAATAAAAATAACACCTGAAATCATGATGCGATTTGGAGGAAATGTTCCACTGAAGAAATCAGATATTGGAAGAAGTGTTTCTTCAGTATTAAAAACAAGAGATAGAAAATTCGAAAGAAGATCTGGTGACAAATGGAATGATACTGCAAGAAAAATATCACAGGTACCTTTTGAAGAAATGAGTGATGATCTTAGTAAGGAATATAATAATGAAAACATCATGGCTGGTGGTGGAGCTGTTAATACTTGGTTAGGAGATAAAGGAAATCTTTCAATTTTATCAAGTGGTCTCGGTCTTGTTCAGAATCTTGTATCAAAACCTGAAGAAGTAAATTATCCACGAACACAGTTTGTAGCAACGAAAAGAACACCAATAAGTACTGAGGGAGGCATTCGTAAAATTAATCGTACATTTGGTAATACCAGAGAACGATTAAGAAGATTAAATCCACGTATGTATATGAATAATCTTGGTAATATCGGAGCTCTTGAAGCAGAGACAATCGGAGATTTCGTTTCCAATGTACAATCACAAAATGCCGAAATAGAAAATCGAGCAAATATTATTGATGCACAGAGTCAGAATGCTGTTAATAAAATAAACACACAGATAGGGATTGAACAAGAAAATGCTCTTGCAGCAAATAGAGCAGCAAGATCAAATGCCGTTTCATCATATTCAGCAAATCTTGCCACTCAACTCGGAATACAATCTGCAGACGAAAAACGTATGGCAGCAAGTGATAGAGCAAGTAAACAATACATGAACATTCTTCAGGGATATCAGGATATATGGAAGGACAGAAAAAACACTGTGGAAGAAGTACCTGCTTTTCAACTTCCGACAGAAGAATTTGGATCAGTAACTGGTAACTCAACACTTCCTTCAGCTGTACAATTCTTTTCTCCTGAATCAGATGAAGAAGAGGAATTTGAGCTTGGTGGAAGGATTACATCTAAAGTAAATAAATTATTAAAACGTAGATATAAGTCTTGTTAATTTTACTATAATGGGTATCAATAGATTTTATACACCAGCACTTCCTGTTTATACTTCACAATTTGTGGAAGATAAAAGTCCATATAGTGAAATGATAAACTTTGAACAGGAAAAATTACAGAGAGGCGAAAAGGCAATTGCACTTGCAGAAGAAACAAATGCACTCACCGGTAGTCTTATTCCAGGATATCAGACAAAAGGAATGACTCCACTTGTTACAGATAAGTATAAACAAAAGGTAAATAAATGGATGCAAGATTATGGTGAAACATCATATTCAATACCTGCATTAAGAGAGTTATCAAAAATAAATGCTGAGTTCCGGTCAGATCCAGATGTAAAAACTATTCAACAAGATCGTGAGGCAGCATCATTATATGATAGATGGATTTCAGATCCACTATATCGTAGAGAAGCTGATCCAAATATCAATCCTGAAACCGGCGATGTAAGACAGTTAATTTCTGGACAAGGATTTAGCCAATATCAAAGACCAACACAATATGCTAATATACTTGATGAAGTAAATGAATCATATAGACAGGTAGAAACAGAAACAAGTAGTGGAGAACCATCAACAATTTGGGTGCCTGGTCCAAATGGTGTTGATGTTGCTGCAATGAAAACGACCACCTATGAACAGAGAAGTCCTGAGAAACTTGCAGCAAACAGAAAACAACTTGTACAACAGATACTCAATACTGAAACTCCTGGATCGCGTTATCTAAAAGCAACAACTTCTCCTGATAAGTGGAATGAAGATTATATTAATCAAATTATTTCTCGTGAAGAAGAGAAATATAAAACAAGAAGTTTCAAAGACAATTATGAATATCTTCCTGGACAAACCAAAACTTCAGGAAAAAAGAAAAGTCAAATTCAACAAATAGATATGACATTTGATCTTCCTCTTGAACCAATGAATCCTGGTTACTTTTTTGATGATGGAACAAATGAAGGAGATCTTTCTAAAATGTCAACATTGAAAGTATTTAAAGATACCAAGTTGTTAAATTATGGGGATAATCTTGAATATTATGCAAAAGTAAAAGATGATCCCGAAGCACTCCTTGGACTTCATTCTGTAAATGTAATTGGTGAAGATGGGAAAGAGAGAAAGATTGATGCTAAGACGCCTCTTGGAATTGGTAGTGACTCAAAAATGATGCGTAATGCATTATTAACAACCAGATTAGTCGAAGATGCTTATGGTACAAAGAAAATGTTTGAAGAATACTTTGCGAAGAAAGAAGTAGAAGTAACTGGTAAATGGGAAAAGAAAGCACTTGAAGAAGAAAAAGAAGATGTATTAAAGACAATTGATAAGACATTAGATAAGTTAAATATTAATGAGAATGCTTTTGATAATGATTTTTCAGAGTCAAAAACAATAAATGCAGCCCTTGCTTATGGTTTCAATGATCCGGATAATCCATTTAAAAGTGAAACAGAATTATTAATTAAAGGATCTAAGGATTTTACACCAAAAGAAAACATGTGGTTAAAATCGAATCTAAAAAAATTCGAAAAAGAACAAAGTAAAACTGTTGGTTTTGGCCAGGTTATTGCTTTCGATCCTGAAGACCAGGCTTATGTATCTGAAAAACTTGGTGGTCTTACAATGGATACACAAGGAAGATTTACAGGAGAAGGTGGCCTTAGTTCTGCATTAATTGGTGGCAGATGGGTTGATCCAGAAAATCCAAATCATGAATTTGATAAAGATGAAAAGAAATCAATTGCTAAGAAGGATGAAGCATTCTTTGTTTATGGAATGGTAGATCCAAGAACAAGTCAATATGGTCCGGGAATGTTATCTGTAACAATAGGAGATAAACAATACTATATTGAAGGTCCAAATGAACTTGTAGAACCACAAAGGTTTAGTAATAATGCATTTTCTTATAATCTTCCAAATAGAGCAGGTCAGGGTGATCTTTTCGCAGTAAGAAATATTGGTCCTGGTCAACAACTTCAAGTAGTTGATCGTTGGAATAATATTGAAGGTAAAATGGGTCCTAACCGTAATGATACATGGATGAGTGTAAGAAGGAATCCAAGGACAGAACAACTTGAATTAAATGTTTTCCAAGGTAATCCAAGGGAAATGGAAGGTGAGAGTCCTATCAAAAAACCATTTGATTCAAAGAATAATCCACAAGGATATATGACAGCTCCACTTGGTTCTTATTCAAGTGATATTGATGATCTACATATGCGGTATATGGCAGCAAGAGCATTTCTTGAAATGAAGAAAAAGAAAGGACAGGATATAACGCAGGATCTTAAATTATTAAATGAAGATTATAATACTGCTGCAAATGGCAAATAAAAGAACTTGGGTTGGATTTGATGAAGATTCATTTACTACACCAGAACTTGATTCATCAAATCTTCCAGTAAAGGAACAACCGAAAATAGATTCAGATATTATGAAAGATACAACCGGTGACGGTTATTTTCGTTTTGAACCATGGAGAACTCCATATAAAAAACTTGTCGGTCAAGGTCAACCAGTATGGGATGAACAGAGTATGTCCGCTGCAGCACAACCTTTCTTTGGTAAATTCACAAGTGGTCTTGTTTCTCGTGGGGCAAGTTTAGTTCCCAAGGTTGGTCAGAATATTGGTCATATTGGCGGTGCTATATCATTTGGTGTTGACTATCTCTCTGATCCAGAAACAGCCGATCCATCTGTCATTTGGGATAATGGTTTTGTTAATGCAATGAGTAAAGCCGATGAAGGATTAAGAGAGAAATTTCCAATATATAGAACATGGCAAGGTCGTAATGGCAATCTTCTTCAACAGATGAAAGATCCTGGATTCTGGTTTGATGATGGTTTTGATGCTCTTGCTTTTCTTGGATCAGCATATATAACTGGCGCTGGCGTTGGTGCCCTTGCGTCGGCATCTTCAAAGGCTTTTGGTTTAACTGCACAGATGGTACAAAAAGCAAAGGTGTATGGATCTACAGTATTAAACTCTATTGGAGAGGCTGGTTTTGAGGCAAAAGATTTCCAAGATACAGAACGGAATAATCTTGCATTTAATGAATATGGAATGCAATATACTGATCTTGATCCGGCATCACAGGATAAGGTAAAATCAAAAGTTTCTGAAGGCGCTGCGAATGTATTCAATGGTAATCTTGGTGTTCTTCTTGTTCCAAACTATATACAGAGTAGATTTATGTTTGGTCGGGTTGGAAAGACTGCGGAAGATTTAAGAGCCGGCGTAAGGTCCGGGAGAATTGCATCTGAAGATATAAACCTATTCAAAAAATCATTAACTGATGCTGGTCTTGCGATGAGTACTGAAGGTCCTTGGGAAGAAGGAATGCAGTATGCACTACAAACATATAACAAGAAAAAAGAATCATATGGTCAGGATCTTGATGACTATACTCTTGGTCTTGCTTCAGAATGGGTTGATAATCTATTCACAACAGAAGGACAAAAGAATATTGTTCTTGGTTCTTTAGTTGGAGGTTTATTTGGTAGCATTGGAGGATATAGAGAAGGATTAGGAGAAAAAGCTGAGATAGAAAAAGAAGAAGAACTTTATGATCATCTTAAAAGGAATATGAGTGGTTATGATAAATGGTATGTTGATCATGTAACCAAACCATATAAGAAATTTGTCAATAAAGTAGAAGAGACACAACCAGATGGATCTATAGTTGAAAAAGATGTTGAATCGTATTACAATAAAAATGGTAAGACTGAAGTGGATCTTGATGCCGTCAATCGTATGTTTATGCATACAGTCAATGATAAATTTCTGTATGATGAGGCAATGGTTGCAACGATAAATGCCGATGATCTTCATCTAAATACAATTAATAATGATGCTCTTACAAGATTATATTATTGGTATGCAACCGATGATTTAATGAGTTCACTTGATGAGGTTGATGATCTTTTATTACAAAGAGATTTACAAATACCTGAAGAACTTGCAAAACTTGGTTACGATAAGAAATTTACAAAATCCGATCTTACACCAATAAGGAAGGCTTTTGAAAATGCAAGGACTCAGGTTTCTGATGCTGAAGATTTTTCCGGTGATAGAACTAAAACACAATTCAAACAGGTAGCAATGAAAACTCTTTTTGCTGAAGAAGTAAAAAGAAATATGTATGAAGAATATCTCTCTAATGAAAAGCTATCAGATAAACAGAAAGAAGATGTAAAGAGATTAATTGCTGATAGTAAGAAGTTATCTGATAACTTACTCAACAAAAAGACAAGAGAGAAACTTTATGATGAATTTAAACTTGAGAGAGATCAATATAATAATGTTCTTAAGAACTTTGAAGAAGTAAATAAGGATTCAAAAGCAACATCAAATGATAAATTAAAAGCACAATATGATAGGGATGAGTTTCTTTATATTGAAGGTCCCGAAGATCCATTCTCTCCAATATATTCTCAGTCTGTAACCAATGGGACAAAGACTGCGAATGTTTTTGGTGCCAGGTATAACTATTATTTTGATAGAGGTAAGGCAGCGTATAAGAAAGCAGAACTTAATAATACAATGGAAGATGCTGCAAAAGGCAAGAGGAATCTTTCAGATATTATTGGGACTATAAGATCACATCTTTCTGATGGAATAGTTTATTCTGCAGAAGAAATTGATAAAGTTGGTAATCTTATTTCAAAGAGACGCGAATCTGTTGATCGTGCATCAAAACAAGTTCCGGAAAGACAGAAAAGACTTAATACCAATACAGAAGAAGTATGGGAAACAGTAGATGGATTTCCTACCGGGAATAAAATTCCAAATTCTAACTTTAATCCAAAACAAAGAGAATCGGACCAGGTTTGGTTAGATAATTATATACAGAAGAGTCAGGATCAAACTGATGCTGAGAATTCTTTATCTGAAATAAAAAATATGTCAGAACAATCTGGCCAACAATTTAAGACAGATAAAAAACAGATGTCATCACGTAGAAAAGCATATCGCAAATTTCAACGTGAATTTGCAGATACTCCTGTAGATAAAGCAAAAGATCTTCTTCTTTCATATAATGGTAATAAAGATGTATTTGATCAGGTTGATGATGTTGATGATATTTTGAGAAAACTCGAAGACAGGAAAAAAGTTTATTCATTACCAGGAAGAAAGAAACTATTAACAACAAGTGAATTTAAAGGATATATTGAATCAATTGATGAAGTACTCCCAAAACTAAAGGCAATAAGAAATAAGGCCTTTGAAAATGGAGAATCAAGAAAATCACTTGATAAAAGAACAAGGTTATCGTATTCCGGATCTCTTTTCAATGCTATTGGTATATCAATTAATCGTGAAAAAAAATCTTATTCTGTATACAATCAGGATTTATTTAATGCTGTCTCAGAAATTATAGGAAAGACGGAACTCGACAATATTCTTGAGACTGCTAAGTCGGCATTCTTTAATGAAACAGACTATTCTTTTGATGGAATATTTATTGAGAAGATAATATCAAGAGTTAAAGATGCAAATAATGGAGTTAAGAGACTATCTGATCTCCTTAAAAAAATAGAGTTTGATAAAATTAATAATTTTATTGATGTTTACGTTAAGTGGACAAAACTTGAAGAGAAAGGAATAACATCTGGTGTCAGTGATGACCTTAAGGCATATAAGAAAAGTCCTTTTCGTGCTTTTGATAGATTAATAGAAATACAGATAGATAGATTCCGTGTTCAGACAGAAAAGATAAGTCCTATTGATAGATTCTTCCGTAATAAAGATGTGTTCCAGTTGCTCGATGCTGTTCAAAATAATGTTGATCTTGTATACCCAAATATAAATAAAGATGATTTCTCTGATCTTATAAAAGCGCATATCGAGATTATGGGTCTATCAAGGTTAAAAGACAGGCTTACGTCTAAGATTACTATTCAGGAAATGATAGGTCTTGAATCTGCAGTTATAAAAGAGAAAAAGTTATCTCCAAACAATCAACAACATATCACATTAAGAGAGGCCGTTGTAGAAATGAATTCTCCTATAGAAAAGAAAGAAGAAAAGTTTCGGGGATGGTATTATATAAAAGGATTGGCCGGTTGTTTGTCTGGGGATGTATTATTACCATTTAAAACAAAAAATAGAGTAAGTGGTAGAATCAATTCGGTTAAATATGCTTATTATAAATTTAATAATATAAAAGTAAAAGGAATAAGTGGGAGACCTTGGGATAAAATTATTCCAATTGAAACATTAAGTTTATTAGATGGCTATATTGGATATAATAAAATTATAGATATTATTTATAGTGGTAAAAAACAAACATATAAAGTTACAGTAGATTCTGGTAGAAATATATGTGTTACAATAGAACATCCATTTAAAGTTCCTAAAGGAACCATTGGACAAAGTGTTGATGGTTTTAAAAAGTTATCAGAATTAAAAATTGGTGATATTGTATTTCTTCGTGACCTTAAAAAAGGAACTGGTCGAGACCTTTCAAAAAGATTAAGAAGAAAAATAATTTATGGGATTATTTATCATCCAAATAAATATACTAAAATAGTTAATAATAAAGATTATGGTAGACTCCCATATTGTAGATTAGTTGTTGAAGCAAAAATGAATAATATTGGTGTAAATCAATTTATTAATGAATTAAAAACTAATTCTAATAGTTCATCTATTTATAAATTTCTTGATCCAAAATTAATTGTTCATCATAAAGATGAAAATCCCATAAATGATGATTTAGATAATCTTGTTATTATAACAAAACAAGAACACGATAAATTACATGGTTATAATAATATAACAAATATGAGATTTTCAAAAATTATCGAAGAAAAAATAATATCAATAGAAAAGTATAAATATGAAGATACATATGATATAATAATGCAATTTCCTTATCATAACTATGTTGCTAATGATTTTATTGTTCATAATACTGGCAAAACGGATCTAATGGCAAACTATCTTCCTGATTTACTTGGGATATCTCATGAATCTCTTATTGCCTTATCAACACATGAAAATGCTCTTGAAGTTTTAAAGAAAAGTCTTCCTGGAGTGAAGAACTCAATGCTTGTTAGTAATCTTACTGATGAGATGTTGAAAGATGAAAACAATAAACTTGTTATAATAGATGAGGTTGCCAGATTAAATGCTGAAGAACTTCATACTCTTGCCGAAAGAATTGTTTCAGCAAATGAAACAAGGGCAATTCCAATACGAATATATGTTCTCGGAGATCCTTCACAAGTAGCAAGTCTTGATGATGCATTTCCCGCAATAAATTCTTTCAGGCATGAGATGTCAAATATTCGTGAGTTTAATCCTTTGACTTCTGTGTTCCGTAGCGGTAACTCATCCGTATTGCATGCACAAAATTCATTCCTTGATTATCCAGGTAAAATAAAGTCATTTCTTGGTACAGCTTCTGCAGATATTGGTGCGCCGGCTGATGGTGTTCATGTATCCAATATACAACAGAGACTATTTGACCAACTTGAGGTTCATAAGAAAAATAATAATCGCAGCCGGGTGGTTGTTGTAAGTAATCCTGTTCTTAAAAGACAGTATGAAAAGACAGGTGTACCTGTAATGTTTTATCATGAAGTTGCAAGTCTTTCTTATGATGAAGTTTATATCGATATAAATCCAGTTGACTTTGAATTTAATCGGAAATACAACGAGGGAATGTACACTGCGTTGTCCCGGGCCAGATCATATATCTTCATCAAGTCATACATGGATCCTGATGCATGGAAATATACTATTGACGAAATAAAGAAAGAGAATAATGAATCTCGTAATAAAGAAATTGCTCAGGAATATACCAACCGTCTTGCCTTTGAGTTGAATATTTTGGGAGATGACATGAAAGGTGTTAAGATATCTACACCACAGATCGTCAATATTGAAAAAGGAGATCCTTCAGATATCGCTTCACAACAAAGTGAGACTGATGCAAGAGAAGAAGAACCATTGAGTGATAAGAATACTCCAACAGATAATGCAACTTTTGTTGAGGTAGGATCTGGTAATACTGAATATCATGATGTAGAATATCCATCTTACTATCCAATAAAACCTATTTCCCAATCATGGGAAGAAATTAAAATGGCTCCAGTAAGAACAGGATCAAAAGTAAAATACATCAAAGTTTGGAATGCCAATGTTAAGAAATATGAAGTTCATATAATTGGACAACATCTTAATATTGATGATACACCTCTTGAGAATGATTTATGGAGTGTGATAGGTGTTCTCTCAGAGAAAGAGCTTTTATCAACTGACTTTGGTAAAACCTTATTATATAAGATGAGTGCAGCAAAAACTCAAGATGGTAAGGAACTTTCAAACAGATTATCTCAAGGTAATACCGGTATTCTTCAGATAAAAGATGGACCGACTATTCTTGCTGAAGGAGTAATACAAAAAGCACAACCTCTTTCATATAAATATTCAGATGATATCACTTCTTCCGGACCTGGATTTCTTTCTTCATTAATATCAAAAGTCAAACAGACATTTGCCAATGAAAATCTTGAGTTCTCAGTTAAGATATATGCTCGTAATGATGACCGTCTTGGTAACCATACTCCCGGTGTCCCTTATCTTGATATTGAACGTAAGACTATGAGAGCCGGCAAAGAAGAAGGAGCTGAGAGTCAATTTATCCGTCTTAATGCAAGGAAGATAAGAAATACTGACAGTATCTTACAACCAATAATTGAATTCAGAGATACGGTAAAGAAACTCGAATCTGAAGGTATTGGTACCTGGGGAGATCCAAAAACCAACGAATTGATAAAAAGGTTCAAGAGAAACTTTGATGTTATCGATGATGAAATTGTTCCGGCAAAAGTAAATAGGTATTCATACAATACTTATCTCGAAGAAAGAGATGAAAGAGGTTTTCCTATATTAACGAAAGAGCAATTTGATTTATTATATGACTTATCCAATACATTGATACCTGCTTTCTATGGTCCGGGCAGGACAAAGAAAGAAGTTATTGATGAAGACGCAATGTGGGAGTATCTCGGTGAGAATAAGAAGACTGATCCGAATACGAGTTATGAGTTTAAAGAGCATCCAAAAAGTAATGGTGGTTATATCTTAATGACAAACCGCAAGAATGAAGATGAAAAGGAATATGTTTATGATACTGGTTTGATCGCCGGAGAAGGAATAGTGCAGAAAAGAATGAATGTTCTTGCAAGAGCAAATAATAAATTACCATTCTCTATATCACATAAAACAAATCTCTTTCGTAATGGAAAGAAACGTGTGGTTATATCATCAGAAAGTAAAAGTCTTTTTGCAGAAGAAACCTCAACATCTGAATATATCAATTACATTAAGACTGTATGGAAAGACATGCAAGAAGAAGCAAAAGCTATTGGTGTCGAACTTCCTTCTTATAGTTCATTTATTGATAAGGAATCAAAGAGACTTGATGATCAGGAGAATATAGCAAAGATTGAACAGGTTCTTATTGATTGGGGTAATGCAGGTAGTGATATACAAGGATTATCAAGAGAAGAGTTGAATATAACAAAGGAGAAATATGTAAAAGAACCTTTGAAGATATCTGATCTTAACAATCTGTTGTCTTTTGATAACGCCGGAGTACACAAGACTCTTACTCTACCTCTTAAAATGAGTGGTATCTATGGTGTAAATGAACTCGGGAAAAATATTAATTCCAATCTTGAACAACTTGAAGATATCCTTGGAACAAAACTTGAAGATATAATCCGAACCAGGATCCAGATCAAACTTGATGAACCAATTTCAAAGGAAGATGCGAAGAAAGATTCAATAAAGAAAGGTTTTGAAAATACCTATGATAAGATCCAGGAAAAGATTAAGAACAGGAAGAAACGTTTGATGCGTGCAACTCCCGGAATGGATCTTGGTAAAGAATTAACTCTTTCTGAAGCCAGATCATTACTTGCTAAGTTTATCCCATCTATAACTACTCAAGGAAAAGATGTTATTCATTTTGCTGAAAAAATAGTTATTGATGAAATTGCCGGTGATAATGCTTATGGAGTATTCCATGATGAAGTAATCTGGGCAATGGAAAAGAATGGTAGTACATTCGAGAAGATAATTAGACATGAAGCTTTCCATAAGATATTCAATGAGTATATAACGAAAAACGAACAAGATCTTATTGTTAAATCATTTAAAAAACAATTCCCGGAATATAAAGACAAAGGCATTATTGAAATTGAAGAACAACTTGCTATTAAGTTTCAGGATTATCAATCCAAAAAACTATCAAGAATAAACGAGGTGCTTAAAAGATTCTTCAACTGGCTTGCATCAACCTTTGGATTCATAAATCTCAATCTTAAGAACTTTGATCGTTTCTTTGAGACTATCGAAAGTGGATATTTTATTACGACAAAAGAAAATTCTGCAGGGATAACAAGGTCCATGAAGAATATCATAAATCTATATGGAAATGACAACGACGATTTTCAAGGGGCTCTTGAGACATATCGAAATGCCCGGGCAATAATACAACAGGAATTTTATGATGTATATGAAAAAGGATTTGCCGGTTATCCTATAACAAGAAGAGAAGTTAAAGATATTACCATTGGGAATTTAAAAAACGATCATTTGATTATCAAAGACAATTTTGATAATATGATTGTACAACAGGATCTTGCTGAAGGAGAGATTTTAAATATAGCCAGGGAACTCAGATATTATGGTAAGGCGATTGAAAATTACGACAGGATTATAGAAGATTTATATCCAAATTGGAGTCTTGATGAGGCAGATGAGATTGTTGTTAATATGGATATTTCAACAGAAGAAATCCTTGTTCAGTATGAAGAGGACGACGAAACTGATGGTGGAATAAGTCAACATACTATTGAAAGTGATGAAGTCAATTGGGAAGTAAAGAAACAGAGTATGGCTGTTAAGGACTTTCTCAGTAATATTCCTATTGACAATAACAGATTTATGAATTGGAGAGAGGCTTATGTCCGGACTCTTCAACTATTCGAAGGACTTCAGCCGGAAAACGATAGGTTTATAGATCAGTTAAGAAAAGCATGGGAGAACCTTGGTAAACATCACAGAACAGAATTCTTATTAAACAAGATCATTGAACTACATACTATCGCCTCTGGTAATATTTACGGAGAAAGAGGTGAGACATTAGGGAATAATATGAAGTTTGTTACTGAAGATATGTTTGTAATATCGGATGAAGAACTTGTCAATGTTTATGGTGAGGCCGGGGCCATGCAAAATGGTGCCACTGTTGATAAAAGGAGATCCAATGAATCAACCCGTGAGTTTATAATAAGGATTGCAAAAACAAATAATGTTTCTGAAGAAGAGATTATTGGACATTTTAAAAAATTCCAGGCAATAGATAGTTACAAGAGTCTTGTCAATCTATTCAATAATCAGAAACAGAAAAATCTCTATATCATTGAAAAAACGCATACCTCTGGTGGTACATATGCTGTTGGATATATACCCGGATCATATATTGGACCACATAAAAGTATCGGATCATTATTGAATGAGAACATCAGAAATTATTTTCCTGATAAGAGGTCTCTTGAGAAGTTTGTGAAAGATTGGTTAAGGCCAAATATCGAGAAGTATAAATCTAATCCTTATGAGTTCATAAAGGTATTCCTTAAGGAGATGGGTATGGGATCTATTGCCAATAGTATTCCAAATACAAATGTCCAGCAAATATATTATGACGTAGAAGGATTCTTTACAAGGCCGGGTAGTGGTGCAATATATAGGATAGGAGAGGTTGAGGAAATTACGGATGAAGATACTGGAGAAGTGATGAAAGTCCCAATGACTATTGGTTTATTACTTGATGAAGAAGGAAAGATGTCAGGTAATTTATCAAAATTAATGAGTGTCAGTAGTGCATATGTAAGAGCAACCAGCGTGAGAGATGTTAAGGGCAAAAGAAAATATATTTGGAGTCCTACATCATGGGCAAATAATATTCTATTCAATATTGCGAACAATAAGATTCTTAAGACCGGTAATTTAACCCTGAGTCTTCCACAATATTTGACAACAGAATACTTTAAGAAAAACATTTTCCTTTCCGGGAAGAATAAAATACATGATATTGTTGATTCTGATGGTATAAAATTTAAGGATTATACCGGGAAGATAACAGGAATAAAACAATCTAAAGAAAATGAAGGTGACTTTATCTTGAGAGGATTTGTTGCCGGATTCCTTGACCGCATTCGTTATTCAAAGTCAGGTCATGAAAGATACTTCCAGTTTGTATATCCAAATGAGAGAGAAAATGTCTTTGGTGCTGAGGTAAACGTTCTTACTCATGCTGAAATAAGAGTAGCAATATCAGAGGCAATAAGACAATTTAATTCCGAACCTGTCTTATCGGGTATAAAACAGAATAATACCGGGAGATTTATCAATTTCAGATTACTTGAGAAAGCTCTTAAAGGTCGTGATATTGTAGCGAAACCTTTAAGTGAAAAGGAGATTGACAAATATTCTCAAGTTGTAGAATCATTATTATCTGAAGAGGCAAAGAAACTTGCAGAACGTGTTATCCGGAACAGGGTTCCTCTTGACAAAGAGATTTTCTCAAATAAGAATCTCGAAAAGATTGTCTCTCCTGACAAAGTTGATCTTGATTCATTCAGAAATTCTAAACATTATGGAAGAAGTGAGTCCAGGTCGATGAAACCTGATGGTTCATATAACTGGACCATGGAACAGATATTACCATTGACACACTCTTTTATTGCAAATAACTATGTCAATTCATTTTTCTTAAATCAGATTATACTTGGCGAAAACAATCAGTTCGTTAATGAGGAAGATGTCATGCGTCGTTTCTCTTTAGCCACTGCCCCCGGGTCAAAGGGTTTAGTAAACAAAACCTTTGGTATGAAAGAAAAAGCGAGGTTCCTTGTCATAGAAGACCAAATAAAAGGATTTAAGGATATCGAAGCCAGACTTGATGCTGTACTCAAAACAGATGAAGAAAAGGCCAAATTACCTATCCTAATGGAGAAATTCAAGGAGAATATAAACATTTGGGATGGACAGGGATTTATGACTCCTGAAAGATTTGAAGAACTTCGTAACGGAGGTTTTGCTACAGAATTTTCTTTACATAAGATATTAAAGCCCGTAGTTTATTCTGTATCAGAAGAAGGGGTAGCGAGAGGAATAAAATATTCATCTATTGTTTTATCTGATGAACTTATTGAGGAGTTTCCTTCTCTTGGTATACTTCTGGCAAATATGCGTAGAAATAATGCCGATGAAGCCGTATTCAGATCAGCAATAAAAATTGGTATTCCTGAGTCTGCAGCTCCATTCGAAAGTGTATTATCAGAGAATTATGCCGCTGATCCTTCAATGTTATTTGATATCAATAATGATCAGTACAGAATCCAGATGGATCCAAAGTCAAAGATATCAGGCAAGACAAGTCAACCATCACAGTTAATATATCTTGCAAGTGTTTTATCACAGAATACAAAGAGAGCTGATAGGATCTATTATCATTTGAGTGAATTATCAAGACTTGGTAATGAGTTGTTCTTCTCCAAATTCAATGATGAAAGGTCGATAAAGACAAATATCACATCGTTATTGAGAGGAAAAGGTAATGAGAATACACATGATATCTTGTCATCAGAGATAAGTATAAACTTTCCGTCTATCGTTGACAAAGTAATCATTGCTTTATCAAGTCATTTAAAGGATAGTATTGTAGAGTTTGATTTCCCTGGATCCAAACTTGTTCTCCAAAGTGAGTTTGGAGTAAGGAAATATGGATTACCGGTAAGTGACGGACCAAAGAATAAACTGAAATATATCAGGACAGATACCGGTAGGATGGTTGCAGAGTGTATAATCCCGGAAGGACTTCTCCCAAAGGAATATGAAGACTCTATAAAACAGGCATTGGCCGAAGGCAAAAATGCAGAGGATTATTTTGATCTTCCAGATCTCCTGGGATTCCGTATTCCTTCATCTGATATACATAGTGCAGTAGCAATAAAAGTTGTTGGATTCTATAAGACACCAAACATCAATGTGATTATTGCACCGGACTTACTGGTTGGACTTCATGGATCTGACTTTGACGTTGACTCTTTATTCATTATCAAGAGAGCAAAGAACAAACGAGGTGAATACATTGGATATAAAGAGAAGAAAGGCCGGATGACTTTCATTCGTAACACGAAAGACTTTGAAGATATCTATGAAGAAATTGGTTTCAGAAAGAATGCCGTTATTCATGAGTTACTTGATCTTGTCAGTAACCAGGAGAATATAGAAAGTATGCTTTCTCCAATACCTCTTAAGGAGATAATGGATCAGAAGACTCGTGTATTAAATCCGAATTACAGACCAAGAGAAAATAAACTTGATCTCTCAAATTATAATGATCAGATAGATACTCATAGTACAATCTTTGGCGCAGCTGTAGCGACCGGCGTTTTTGGTAATGCCGCAAAGACCCTTGCTTATATGATGCGTACCGGAGAGAATCAATCAAATCCAAAACTTAGAGATGAGAATAATATTGTCAGAATAAGGGATTCAAAAGGAGAATTAAGGATATACGATGAACTTACATTGTTCGATAATACCGGCCAGAGTTTGTTTGTTTCTATTGACGGTTTCATTAATGCCGCGATAGACAATATAAAAATGTTGGCATTACCTACTCTCAATATAAACATGAGGACAATTCATGCATTTATATCTTTGAGAACACTGGGAATAAATCTTACTGATACCGTTGATATTTTACAACAGCCGGCGATACTTGATTATGCAAACGGAAGAAGTTTTGACATGATTAAGAAACAGATCGTAGAAAAACTTTCCGGATATGAAGCAGTGGAGTCAGAGATAAATCCTCAAAATATATCTACCGGGATCCGTAGTGGTAATAGTATTGATGACTATGATAATGCCATCTCTGAAGATGGAAAGAAAAATAACAAGGCAGCCAAAGCTTTAATGTTTCAGATGCATATCATTGAGACATTCCAGAATATGACTAATGTTGGTAATTCAATTGGCAAATTAGCTCAGTGGTTAAAGATTGCACGAACATTACCTGTAACAAAAAATGATATCGATAAAATAAAGAATGTAGCAACTGAACTTTTCGGAGTTATAGAAGAAGATGGTACATTGCCTGCATTTGGTGTTTCATCATTTCCATTTGATATTAGTGAATTCTTTTTAAAGTCGAAACATATACTTCAAATTTATAAAGGAGTAAGACAATTTGATGAACTTCTTACTTCTTCAATAAAGAAATATTATCCTGAGTTTGAAGATATAGTCAACCAGGCTTATAGACAACTCGGTAAGTTTGGGCTGAACGAGGTAGAAGGAAAATCTGTCATAAGAGATGAGTTGGTCAACTATCTTATGTCAAATGAAATATTCTCAGGGGAATACAAAATTGAAAAAGATGTTTCATTTGAATATACTGTTGGTGATGAGAAACGAATTTTAACCGGGCCAAAGGCTGTTAATCAGATTTTCATTGGTAAGATAACAGCACTGAAGAATTATATAAACAAGGAAAGAACAGAAGATGGAGATCCTATTTCAAATACTTTTATTGAGAGATTAGGTCAATCTTATAATTCTGTCACCAAGACATATGAATTAACATTTGAGGGTGGATCCAACATGGATCAGATGGATATCCTTGATGCACGAAACGGATTCTTTGAACTAAATAAGTATGAAGTATCCTGGAATAAAAAGACAGGGAAATATACTGTCAAAAAGAATACTGAACCAAAGAGTAACTCTGATTATTCTGACTTACAACGTGAGTTTGTCAGTTATGGTATAATGAATTGGGGCCTTAAGTTTGGGATAATGAATTATAGTACTATCCTACCAGAGAACCTATACTATAGTGTTGATAATCTCCTGAATAAACTGATGGATAAATTCACCGGGGATAAGTATGAAGAGAATTGGAGTAAGATCCAGGACGACTTCATGGTCCAATTGGTATTAAATAACTCAGAGATGATTCCTGATATATTCAGAACGTTGGGAAAACCAATCAAAAAGGGATCTTTTGTAAATGAATACGGCCAAACACTTCCTTTCTATGGTGGCAAGACAAATGAGTATTTCTATGATAGAAGTTATTCAAATCCGGACCAAAAAGAAATGCCACGATTTATTGTTAGTAGTTATGCCGGAGTGAAAAGAATTTATCTCCGTCTTAATAATGCAATAGATCCTATCGTTTACTACCAGGTTGTTGATCGTAGTTCTACAATAAAATTCTATAATACATCTGATGAGGTTCTTGAAAACGGATTTGATATCAATGAAAGTTTTAAGAACAATGGTATCTATAACGTCCGTGTTGCTGATTTTAATACCAAAGAATTTGAATATTATGGCAGTGGATTAAAAGAAGGAGATATTGTCAGCCTTACTCAGTTCCACGATGTAACGCGCGTCAATAAACAATATTGTAAGATCATAAAGAAACTTGATAACAGTTATATTATCAGACCAGTAAAAGAAGCGATTACAAAACATTCCTATGATAAATTTACTATGGCAACTGAACATGTTATCATAGATCTCAAGACAAGGATGTTGAAACATGGTACACCATTCAGAAATGACAATAAAGGTCGTGGTCGTATTCTTTATGGAAAGCATAGCACAAATGAGGCCCGGGAGTTTAAGAGCAAAATAAATAATGAAGAATTTGGTGGTATTCAGGTCTTAAGAGAAAGACTTTGGTATGACGGTATTCAGATATATGTTGATGTGAATGCATTACATAGTTTCTTCTTGAAAGCCAATGAAAGTAATATCAAGTCATATTTTGAAACCAACAATATTTCTGATACTGATCAAGAAGTAATATATGGGTCAAAACAATTCCTCAAGAATATAAAGGAAGATAATATAACGGAAGAGATTGAAAGTGTACAGAAATTATATTCAGAAGAAGAATCCATCAGTACTTTAATTGATAATATGATACTTCGTAGTAAAAGTAAACGGAGAATCAATCTTTTAACAACACTAAAGGACAGAATTGTAAAACAGGGAATGACAATAAAATTTGGAGAACTTAGTGGTATTGGTAGATATGGTGAATATTCTGTTGATGGATCAATAGTTCTTGACCTTGTTAATCTTTATATTCATAATGGGCCTATTGATATTGACCAGGTTGATAAGATTCTTTTTCATGAGATGATCCATGGTATTACTGTAACAGGAATGTTAGAAAATGAATCATTTAGTAAGGATATATTGAAGTTAATTAATGAATATTTTGATGTTGATCAGACAACCGGGCAACTTATTGTTAAACCTTTTGCAAAGAAAACAGTAGATAAATTCCTTTCTGAAAATGGATATCCCCAAGATATCAATTCAATATCTTCGATGAATCTACTTGGTATGAAAAATCAGTTTGAGTTTATTGCTGAGATATTATCGAATGATGAGTTTGCAAAAATGATTGATTCATTAAAGAGATCCCAGGAAGAAAGATCATTGTTAAAACGAATCCTTGATAAGATTATGGAGTTCATTTCTCTTGCAAAAGAGTTCTCAAATGATCTCCTACAGATAATTCTGAATAGTCCTCATACTCCTTCATTTACAAAAGAAGGTATTTTATATAGAAGTCAATCAGGTAATTATTATAAGGACACCAAGTTAGGATATGAAGTTGAAGTAGAAGTCGGGATAAGGAATGATTCAGATACTACCAGAAAAAACATTCTTGACCTTGCGGATAATATAAAAGAGAATGCTAAGAAGATTAAAGTAGAGAAACTTCCTGACGGAACTGAGGGACAATTCTATATTGTTGAGGGAATGGCAAAGAAGATCCGTAGGATAACAAATTATGCCGGTGGATTCATATCTATGTTTACGAACAAAAAGATAGATCCTAATATTACTTTTGGACAACACCTGGCTGATGTTAAATGGGGTGACAGGACACATGATCATAAATTACTCACTGAACAAGGGAATATGGAAGATTACGATCAATATAAAGATCGTATGGAACTTAATTCTAAACTCGGCCAGATAAAAGGAAACATTCTTCACCTTTTCCTTAAACGCACAGCAAATAGATTATTTCATCTTGGAGAAAAAGACGAAGACATCCTTAAAGAAATAAATAATGTTGCATCCCGCGGGGAAGGGAAAACACCTATAGAACATTACTCTTGGATAGAAGATCCGGAAGTATTAAGGAAAGTATTTAAACATGCCGGTGTTAATGTATTGAGTAAAGACATCCCAGAAGCCTTGAGGGATATTATTTATCTTCCTGAAGTAACAATTTGGAGTGACTTACTTGGTTTCGGTGGTACAATGGATGCTTTGATTGGTCATGCCGATGGTAGATGGAGTATAAAGGATTGGAAATCTGGTAATGCATTTGGAATAAAAACAACAATGGAACCAATGATGTATGGATTACAAGATACATACATCTCAGACAACCAAAGAGAGAGAGCAAAACTTCAGGTAATGATATATGCATTTCTTCTTAAACTTCAGTATCCCGATATTAAGTTTCGTGACTTGATGACAGTCTGGATTCCGAATCAGTTCCTTGGAGAGAAAGAAGATATGGACCGGTTTGTTGAGGTTTCATCTTATCTTAATATGATAAAAGCATTCTTAAATGATAGAGAAGCACTTAAGAATGCCGGTATTGATGAGAATGTTTATCAAAAAATTGTTGAGAAAAGTCCGAAGATATTTTCTATCTCAGAATATACTGATAAAGCCAATGATAGTTTATTTGAATCGCTTGTTAATTCTAAATTCAGTCCTGAAGAAGAATATCGTAAACGTGTTGATGAAATAAGATTGATCCTTGGCCGGCTGAAAGAAAGAAGACAGATAAGGATAGAAGAACTTCCGGAAGACACAAGAAAACGTCTTGCTCAATTATATGAAGAAATTGCTATTATGAGGGCAGATCCAAGTATGCAACTTGATGTATCTCCCAATGAAGATATAGGTATTGTAACAGAATGGTTGGGCAACTACAGTGATGTAAATATGGGTGTATTCCAAACCTGGGTTAAGGTTAGAAATGGTGAATGGAATAAATACACCATGAAACATGAAGATGATCTTTCATTGGTGAATAAATACATCGAACCTATCCTCGATAAATATATGAAGGGCAAAATCAGGATTCGTAGAGGAGGTGTTGATAGAGTAGCAAATATAAATTATGCCGAACTATATCATTTTGCTTTCATAGAAGAAGAAAAGACTGGATATATCAGAGAGAGACTTGTTATTCCAACAGATCCACAATGGAATACTTTGACAGAAGAACAAAAGAAACTTCTTACATGGTTAAATCAGAAATTTGCATCATGGTTTATTGGTCCAAATGCTTTCTTCAATCAGATTGCAACAAAGATTGAAGGTAAAGAATTAACCTGGTTAGATTTATTCAATCTTGACAGGACAGCCAATGATAAGATGGTGTACTATGATGGTTGGTTTCCAAAGGTTATGAAGACGCTTGAGGAAGTGAACTATGAAGAAGGGGCCCGCATATTGAATAAACAGGTAGGTAGAGGTGACATTTTTGGTGCCAATATTGTAGGCCGTTTCTCCATAAAGAATATAAAAGAACGTGCTATGAGAGGTTTGACATGGTATGTTGAAGATACATTTGAGGCTTATAATGATGTTCGAATGAGTATTCCGATAAAATACCTTGATAATTTTGTTATCAATAACAGTAAGAATTATACTCATAATCTTGCTTTTATGTTTGATGCTTTTAATAAAAGTTCATTACATAAACAATATATGGAACCGGTATTTCATATTGGTCAAGCTCTTAAGATATTTCTACAGATGAAAAAACATGGTAATGGTCAACCGATGTTTGAGAATACTGTAGGTTTCCTTGAGAAGAAATTGATAGGAGACATACAAAACCATGTTGTCAGAAAGAAATATACAAGATTACCAATAACTATTGGTCGTATTGCTGATCCATTTACCGGAGAGAAGAAGACATTTAATGTTGATCTTGATAAGATAGTAGAACAACTTATAAATTGGACAAGTGCTACAGTTATGTGGTTGAAACCGTTTCAGGGTGGTGGTAATGGACTCCAAGCTAAATTATTAACGTATCGTGATGCCTTGAAAGGAACTATTGCAAGTAAATTTGCTCACATTGATGGAGATGCGATAGACTTTACATTATCTGATAATACATTTGCTGATAAAATTTACTTTGGTGATTTTACAAAGGATGCAATGTTTGGAGATCTCAATAAAAATAAGATGTGGTTGCTTTCAAAGAAACTTAATTATCTACCTGATAATTATGATTATGCAACAAATAGAAGATTTTTATTGTCAACACGAAATCTTTCAGTAAGTAAATCATCAATGTATTTCTTCCACAGTAAGGCAGAAGAATATGTTTCTCTTACAACTATGGTTGCTCAGTTACATCATTTAAAGAATCCAAAGACTGGTAAGTCATTATGGGATTCATATGATGTTGTAAAGGATGAATCAACAGGTATATATGATGTTAAATGGGTTGGTGGAATTCGTGGTCAGGAAAAGACCGGAAAGGGAAATGTTGCTGTTTATTCAAATATAACTGAACTAACAACACATGAGATTGCTAAACTCAAGAAGGTGCATGAGAGAATGCAGGGTGGATACCGGAAGGAAGAGGCAGCCAATCTTGAAATATTTGTCATGGGTAAGGCAATGATCCAGTTTAAGAAGTATTTCCTCCGCCTTTTAATGAATGCTCTTGGAAGCAAAAGAGAAGAGGTAGATCTTGGTACCTATAAAAAGATGGATGAAACAAGAATAGACCCTAATACTGGTGAAAAGATAGAAGTATATGAATGGTTAAGAAGATCCAATGAAGGCCGGTGGAGAACATTAATAAACTTTGTCTTGAGTTTTATTAATATGTCTGGAAAAGAATATAAATGGAGTGCATTGACAACCGAACAAAAACAGAATCTTATCGATGCAATGATAACCATTAACTCATTTGGATTATTCTATGGGTTATATCTTGCGATGTTCGGAGACGAAGATGATGATGATACATTTAAAAAGTGGTGGTTCAATTATCTTGTAATGAACTTGTCACAACAATATAACCCTCTTGATATGTTACAGATTGCTCAGACATCAACACAACCAGTTGCTTTGGCAAGAATGTATAAATCAACTCAGGGTTTAACAAATATGATGGTTGCTACAGGGAATCTTCTTATTGGTAGTGATCCGGAAAACTCTTTCACACAAGACGGTGAATTGAAAGGATGGAATGAAGTAATGAGGTCAATACCTTATCTATCATCATTTCATGATTTTGCAAGTAAAATGAAAGGAGGAGCCATTACAGAACAATGGTGGGTTGATAAGTGGGAAAACCAGTGGAAGTAAAAAAAACGGAGTTAAAATATTAACTCCGTTTTATCATCTTCTTCATCAGTATTCGTTTCCTTGGTAGGGCTGGCAGGTGTGTTAGCCCTATATTTATCTTTCAACACAAAAATATTCTTGTCTTTAAAATATACATGGATCTGTTTGATATTTGTTTCTTCATGCATTATACGATAGAAATATTTCTTTGCATATGGATCCCTTATAAGATATTCGAACCCGATGTTGAATTCAAGATTGTCAGGATTCTCTACTCTTTTACCTTTTTTGAGGCGATAGAAATCTCTCATGTCAAGGCATTGAGTAAAGTATTCCGGAAGTGTTTCGAAATAACTACAGAAAAAATCTCCTTCTGGCATTACCAATCCGAGCAACTTCATATCTTTTGATAACTCTGTCATTCTTTATAATTTGTAAATGATATTGCCCAAACCCATTCATTCTTTTCCCAGGCTTTTTCTCCATTAATAAAAATGAATAACGATTTGAAAGAGTTGATAGGATTAATGAAAGGGTATTTATATATTACGTTATCTTCTTTTGATAAGTAATCACGATATTTTCCGTTAAGAGATTCAACACCTTCAGCAATTGCATCCTTTGTTGTTATATCTTGAATGCGTTCTATTTTGGTATCGATTACTAAGAGATTTGTTCTACTGGCTTTTTGTGGCATGAACAATGAGTTCCTTTTGAACCATCCGATCTTTCCTTTTTCATTTCCTTCTATTAAATCTTCAGGAACAATTTCAGCATATTTATACCCACCATCAGGAGTTATATCAAGGAAATTCCATTTTGGTTTTCCAGTTTTTGTTTTACCATCTTCTATCCAACTTCCATAAGCAAAATAAAACTCTTTTATCCAAAGAATATCACCAGGATAACCATAAGGACATAGATGATTTTTTCTTGAAGCAACAAACTCCGTAATAAAACCTGCATCCAAGTAATCAAGAGCGATTCCTTTTACGGCACTACGTGTCATTGATTTTATTCCACGATGATATGATTTTACCATCATAGGACTGAATAATATTGGTGTTACTTTCTTTTCCATTTAATTATTGTCTTATCTTAACGTAAATGAAATCTATATATTGTCCCAAAGTCCATTCTTTCATTGGTTCGTATTCATCATCTGAGATACTTATTTCGAATTCATTCTCAGAAATGCAGACTAATTCAACACAATCCAGACTATCGAGTCCTATATCATACATGAGTTTGTTTGAATCCTGTAGATCTTCATCTTTTAGGTTTTCACTAACAGAACCACCTGTATTTAAAATACAATTTATTACTTTTTCACTGATTCTTTCTTTTAATTCTTCTTCAGACATCATCGATATCTGTTGTTTATCAAGGGATTTTCTACTTTTTTGCATAACTATCTAATTTTTATATTTTGAAATCTCCACATATAATAA